TCGCACGGAGACGCGGCACAATGTCGACAAATACGTCATAGTGAAGATGGGCAACATCATACCCCCCTTGGTTCACGACACGCACAATCTCCTCTCGATCGGGGGTGTTTACAATGTCAACCAGGTGTCCCCGTTCCTTTAGGAAAAGCGAATAGTCCCAGATCAACGTCTCCACGGCCCCCCACCCGTTGGGCGGTATCGGCATGATGCCTGGACCAATCAGAACGATACGCATTTAAATAATAACACAGTGCTGATGTAAATCACCTGAAACTTAAACATCTGGCGATATAGACTAAAAACACCATGAGCTCTGACCAGATTAAGGATGTTCTCATCAAGTACTCTCAGCTGGGTAAAACAGACAAGGCAGCCTACCATTCGTATGAGTTCTTCTATCCGACCGAACTCCAGTATCTCAGTGCCAAACCTCAGAACACACTCAATATCCTGGAGGTCGGCACTGCGTTTGGCGGATCGCTCCGGTGTTGGATGGAACTGTATCCGGCGGCACATTTCTATGCGATTGACCACACGCCGGAGGTCATCGAGGCCGATGTTCGGAATGATTCTCGGCTGCGTATTTTTAAGTCGAAGCAGGCAGACCCGGGTGTATCGAATGCGTTTCCCGGGGTTTCATTTGACTTAATCATCGACGATGGGTCTCACCAGTCGGTTGACCAGATCGCGACATTCGCCATGCTCGAGAGCAGACTGGCGTATGGCGGTAAGTACATGATCGAGGACATCTATCCCGAGAATGTATATCCACCCGAATTCAAGAATACGTTCCGTGTTGTCGATTTGAGTGCCATCAAGAAACGCGGTGATGACGTTGTGTTTGTTTACGAGAAGAACGTATTGAAGAACACCGTGCCGTGAGACTTGGCGTCGATGAGCGTCATGGAGTCCTTCACAACTGGATACGCCAGAGCAAGAGTGATCTGGTCGTTATCAATTCCGCACTTACCAACCATTTCGTCCACAAAGATCCGCATGGTTTCATCGCGGACGATCTTATACGCTCGCGGTGTCAGAACCCACATTGTTCCGTGTAGAATGCACTCGCTCGAACCAATGTAGCTCTTCGGATCGAGTGTTCCCAGAAGATGCTTGCGATAGTTCACTTCGATAGCGAATGTATCGGGTAAATTCGGACGGGCTGTGTACATACGAGACGTGTCGTAGAATCGCGACGATCCCGCGTCTAGCCATGCGAAATGTGACGTGCCAAACGGGTTACGCTCAATCGCATCGTCAATCCATCCGAACTTACTGTGTAAAATCATGCAGTACTCGGGAAGTAGATTTCCAAGGTCCCGAGGGTGCTTTTGCCGGGCACGAAACGCCGGGTCTGCGAGTATGGCTGCAATTCGGTCGCGATACTTCCAGGTAGGCACATCGGTAAGCGCCGTTTCGCGAATGTCGATGGGACCCACGTTCGCGCGTGCTTCGAGGACTTCATTCCTCCACCCCAGCGATGAGTCCAGGTAGAGCACAAACGGGTCGCGGATTGTAGACAGGGTTTTCATAAGCCATTGCTTGTAATCGGATACACGTCGCCCGTCTACGCCCTCACGCCCAATTTCATAGAATGCAGTCACACAAGTGGCCGGCATTTGAGTATTGATGCAAGATCTTCAATTCGCTGCACAAACGTATGATTCTCAGCTACATGTTTCATGGCAGCCTTCCGCCACTCAACATCGTTCTTTCTGCGTTCGACAATTGGAAGCACATCGGCGGGTGTTGCTGCATACTCGACATAGTCGCCAAGCAGCTCTTTGACTCGCAGCGAATTGGTGATGCCCGTATGTCCGTAGCTAATCGCCTTGAAGACCCTACACGGAATATAACCGATATCCAGGTGATTTGTCCCATTCATTTTTCCGTGCTTGGCAAATTCCGCCTTCGTACCATGCGTTCGGAAATCCGGCGCACAGTATGACTTCTTCATGAGCGACATGTTCTCTTCATACGAGATCGGCGTCCTCCACGGACAAATGTGCTGAACAGGAATACCAGCCGCACCAATTTCGCGTGCAAACTCATGAATAGGGTGGTCCTCTCCAACACTCCCGATGTAATATACGACTCTCTCGTGTTTGGCAGCGGCATCTTCATAGTTAAACTCATGTGGAAGGAGGTCGGTTGCCCACGACATATACGCAACTTCATATGGGCGTTCCGTAACTGCGCGTCGACTCTTCGCGGCCACAGCGCGGTCATCTGCCACTGTTTCATACAGAGTCGTGCTACTGATTCGCTTCGCGTCTTTCGGAAGGACATAGTCGTAGTTATCATCGTGGATTTCAATGTCGTTGTATCGTATCTCAATGAGCCGCGCACCGGCGTCGAGATACTTTGCAGGGTTGCGTGCGATGTGAACAAAATATGTAGATGATGCGTTCAGCGGAATGTTGGTATCCGCCCAACCCTCCGTGATAAAGCATGTGTTCGAATAATCGAAGTCGTGGGGATAGTCCTTGTCGTGAAACCAGTGGACAGTGATCCCAAGATGCTTGAAGGCCTTGACCCACGCCCCGTGGATATACGAGTGCGTATGGCTGTGCAGCGGGAATCCCCATACGATCACCTGACGGAATGATTCGAAATTCATTTACGTTTACGTTCATACAGTCAGTAAACTATATGAGAGTGCTGCATATCTCACATCATATCGGATGTATGAGGGATCATGCGTATGTATATGACCAGCTGGGGTTCACGTATGAGTTCTGGAAGTTCCCTAAGAACGTTTTTGCGATTACGAAAGACATTGCCACCGTGGTGTGGAGCATGCGAAAGGAGTATTTCAACTCATTCGACGTGATTGTTACGTCCGACACCGCACCCCTGTCACGCATTTTCATGGAGAACATCTCTGAGTTGAAGCCACGCGTAATCGTTTGGATATGTAACCGGTTCGACTATTCGATGGAGTCTGATCCTACATTTTACGAACTCATTCGGAAGATGATGGTCCACCCAAAGATTACATTCGTGGCGTCTACTGACTTTGAACGGATCTGGTGCCAGCATAGAGGAATTACAAACGCAATGCAGACAATCACACCTATTGGTCGGAACCCACGTCGACTCGATGAGAAGATAGACTGTCTATCTGCATTCAAGGCGCAGTACACTGGCGATCCGAATTCAAAGAATACATATACTCCCGGTGCAATGGCGGGAAAGGTTGTTGTGTCAATCTATTCAAACGATAACGCTTTCTTCGATCTGAAGGGTATCCTCGAAAGTCGAGGCGTATCTGTATTCAATGGCGGTTATAGCCACCCCGAAGACCTAAAAGAAAGCATTGGGCTTGTGACATTCCCAGATGCGTTCTGCAAATGGGCCTCCTTTGAAACAATTCAACACGAAGTCATTGTATTCCTCCCAAGCAAGACATACATGTATACCCTTCTTCGAACACCGGGATATTGGTTCAACTGCCCTTCACCGTATAGTCCGCCGAACGACATGCTAATGTCCATGTGTGAATTCTATCGTTATGAGAAGTGTCGTATCTATTTTGATTCACTTGATGACCTTGTAATGAAGATTACAATGCTCACTCCTGAGACAATCGCCGAAAAGAAAGCGTTCTGTAGGCAATATGGTGAAGAGATAGCATCCGATCGGTTATTGAAATGGAAGACGGTGTTTGACCAATCAGGATAGGTTTCTACCCTCATTTGGTTTTGTGTTTTGGTTCGTCTTTTGAGTCCTCCTTGCGGAGGTCTCTAGTTGCTGTACGCCAGACCACCCATGCCGCTCATCACGCGGAGCACGTTGTAGTTGACGGCGTAGACGCGCACCTGGGCAGTGCGGCCGGCGCGCACCGTGTTCACGGACACCGTGAGCTGGAGCGTGGCCTTGTCGATACGCGAGAAGTTGCACGTGCCCGACGGCTGGTGCTCCTCCGGCTTGAGCGCGAAGGAATACACGCAGATACCCGGGGCACCCGGCGTGCGGGTGTGGTGCTGGTAGGGCTGCACATACGTGAAGTAGCGTCCCTCGCGCTCCGTGAAGCGGTCCTGGCCGTTGAGCTGCAGCTTGGCAACCTCAATCGGGCACTTGCCAGAGCAGCGCGTGCCCGAGTCGAGGATGACCTTCGCCAGCAGGTAGTTGGTCGTGTCCTCGAAGAGGTAGGCCTGGTCGTTCTGCGTGGCCGTGAAGTTCGAGTCCAGCCACGACGCACCCGACAGCGAGGGGCCAACCGCGATACCCACACCCGGGAGGTACGGGCCGTTGACGCCATCCGCCGCTGTCGTCGGCACGTTGAGGGCGATGGAACCGCCGCCCAGCGAGCCGCGGGCCAGCACGTCCATGATCACACCCTCCGTGCTGAAGTCATCGGAGTAGTTGAACGGCTGGCAGCCGTTGACCTCAGTGATCCACGTCGGCGAGGGCTGCGAGCAGTCGACGAACGAGTCGCGCTGGCAGACCCAGATGAGCTCCTTCACCGGGTGGTTGAAGTTGAGCTGGATCTTGTTCGAGCTCGACGTGATCGACTCGGCACCCGTGAACTGCAGCTGCTCGATGAGGTACTCGTGCGTCTGCTGGGCGAAGCGGCGACGCTCCTCCGTGTCCAGGTAGATGTAGTCGATGTACAGCGACGCGGCCGTCAGGGACTGGATCGAGGACAGCGGGGCGCCGCTGAGCATCTCGTAGTAGCAGCAGTTGATCCACTGCTCGAACTCCACGTTGATGCGCACCTCGTGGTACTGGAGGGCGATCAGCGGGATGGCCAGGCCGGGGTTGCGGCAGAACCAGAACTGGAGCGGGATGTACAGCGTGCGGGCCGGGGTGCCGGCACGGGGGGCGCACGAGTTCGTGAGCTCAGCGCCCGCGCAGGACACATCCAGCGCATAGCCCTTGCGGTCCTTCATCAGCACCAGGTCGTGGGTGTTGCCGATCATCTCATCGAGCGCCTTGACCGTGCCCAGGTCCTGGGTCAGCTGCGTCCAGATCTGCATCCAGTCGCCATACTGGCGGTCGATGCGCTGGCCGCCAATCTCGAGCTCCACCGTCTTCACAACGCGGTGGCCGATGTAATTCAGCCAGCGGAAACGCGCCATCGTGTTGTTGTTCTGGCCGTCCAGCTGAACCGCCGGGAGAACCAGCTGGATGTACGTGCGGTACATCAGGTCCGCGTTACGGTTGATGATCGCCGTCACACGCTTGTTGAAGTCGGCCTGGCCGTTGAACGTCACCTCAATGGACTCCATCGCGAAGTTCGTGTGACGCTTGAACAGCACCTTCCAGAACGTGATCTGGGGGTTGCCGGAGATGTAGATGTCCTGAGCACCGTAGCTGACGAGCTGAAGAAGACCACCACCCATATTGCTTGTATGATACTCAGCAAGAAAAAAGCACAGCCGAAAAAAACTGTTTAGAGGGGTGGCGACCTCTTCTACAAATGCGCGTCTATGCGGTCAACTGTGACCCCGGTCGCGGCGAACGTCTCAAAGCTGCCGCAGCACCCTTGAACCTTGACATTGTGTTAGTCCAGTCTCCCTTGAAGGACGACCCAGAGGTGGTGCGTCGCGGAGCCACCTGTTTCGAGCGAGGCACCTCCTATCCCACCGGCTGTGCGGCCACCCTCGGACACATTCGCTGTATGCAGGCGTTGGTGGATTCGGGAGAGCCACTGGGAATCATCATTGAAGACGATGTGAGGTTTCACAAGGACTTCAACCGGTTGGTGGAGGCTGTCACACCCCACATGATGTCAGGAAACACTGACATCCTGTCCATGGGGTACATCAACATTCCGAGTGGCCAGTGGGAACATGTGGGTAGCGAAATCATTCTTCGCAATGTGGGCGTTTCAAATCCATGGGGAGCCCAATGCTACATGATTACACGCGAGTGGGCTGCGAAGTTCTGTGCGATCTTTTCAGTGGATGACGTCTCGATTCCGTATGCTTCCCACTTTGTGACCGACTGGGTCATGTTCGATCCCATTCTTGGCGTGCGTCGCGATGCATTCGTGTATCCAATTGCAGTTGAGTCGCCGGACGAGCAGTCGATCGCCGCACTGAACCAGGGAAAGCCAGACCTCTTTCAGGTTGTCCGAGCCGAAGACTTCTACCTGTAAACATGGCACGTCCTGCACTGCGGAACATACAAATCCGCTCCTCCAATGGCAATCTGTCCGTAGCCCGTCTGCAACCTACGCGTAAAGGGTGCCGGGCGACCGCAGATGCACAAGCTGGACAGGTGGGTGATCTTGTCCGCAAGTGCGAGTGCGCCTAACAGCTCACCGAACGGGCGACGGTCGGAGTCTCCACTGAGTCCAATGTAGTATACGGTCTTGCGAAGCGTATCCACCGCAAACTCTGCGAATGGAATCAGGCCTTGAAAGAACTGTGCCTCATCCAGGATGACAACAGAGAACGGTGCCAAAAAATCGGCGGTTAACCCATTCAGGGAATCTACGGTCACACACGGAATCGAATCCCCATCATGCGTCGTCAGCTCGTTCATGTTAGCGAATCGAGTGTCGATTGCCGGCTTGACCACCAACACTCGCAATCCTTGTGCTGCATACTTGCGAACAAGGCTTAACGCGTAGGACGTCTTTCCCGCAAACATCGGTCCGATCACGACTTCGAGAGACATATGAATTACATGTTAGCAATATGAAAACACCAATGGACCAGGATCAGCTCACAGCCGCCGTCGTCGCAGGAATCGTCGTCCTTGGTTCGGCTGTCTGTGCGATAATTGCATTGTGTGGAGGTTG